CCGCAACCGCAACCGGGGGGTCAACAGCCTCCGGCGGCTAACCAGGAAACTCTGCAAAACGGCGCAGCGGTGACCGACAACTTCAGCCCTAACTCCATGCGCAGCGTGTAACCTGTTTACATGTAAACGCCAATATGTTAGGTTATGAACAATTTAGGAGATCGTATGAAACCCAAGTTCTTGAGTGAAGGTAAAGAGCCGAAACGCGAAGAGAAGAAGGAAGCCAAGATGGCCCCTAAAGCGCGCGGCGCGGTGGAGAAGAAGGAAGCCAAGAAAGGCTTCATGCCGTTCAAGAAGGGCGGCAAGGTCTGCTAAATGCGGGACCAGGCATTTTATGAATCGTGTGCTCGGATTAAGTTCGAGCACCCAGAATTTCTGAGCAAGTTGAAAGACAAGCTCGGGAAGTACCACGGCGACGTGGTGCTGCAGCGTGACGAGGTTACGGTGCGATGGGCGCAAGGGCGTGCTCAAGAACTGTCCGATCTGATCGGCGAAATTGAGAACGCCTCTGATTATCTGCGAAAAGCCTAGTTCAGTGGCATCTACGGAAAAGCACTAGCGGGCATCGAGGAGACACAATGTTTGACCCTAAAGCAGCAGGCGAAGAGGCCGACAAAATGATCAACGAACTGAATCAGCCCAGTGCTGAAGATCAGGCCGTGGACACAACGGAAGCCATCGTGCAAGACGGACCAACGTCTAACGACGACCAAGGCGCAGGTACTACCGACGCCACCCTCCAGCAAGACGACACCAGTCAGAAACTGGAAGCCCTTACCAAGCAGATGCAGCAGGCGGAACAGCGCTGGAAAGTACTGCAGGGTATGGTTGACAAGAAAGATTCCGAGATCGAGACGTTGCGATCCCTGCTCGCGCAGGTCAGCGCTCCGAAGGCCGACGTGGAAGCGTCTGCTGCTCAGCCCGTGAATCTGCTAACCGCTGACGATGCGAGTTCGTTCGGTGAAGACCTCATCGACATGACCAAACGCGCCAGCTTGTCCGTACTTCAGGCAGAGATGCCGCGCATCATGAAGTCGATTGAAGACAGGCTCTCCAAGTTGGAGGGTTCCGTTCAGGGAGTGCAGCAGGTCGCTGCGAAAACTTCCCAGGATCAGTTCTTCGATGGCCTCGTCAGCGCTGTAGCGGATTGGGAAGCAATCAATGTCGACGAAGGTTTCCTTGCATGGCTTAACGAGACGGATCAGTTCACCGGGGCGACCCGCATGGAGCTGTTGCAGCATGCCTTTGGCAAACAGGATGTGGCCCGCACTGCGGCGTTCTTCCTTGAGTTCAAGCGTCTGTACCGTAACGAGCCGGAACCGGAACAGCAGAGCAGCAAGATTGCGAAGCTGGTGGCACCGGGCAAAGCCAAGAATTCTGCAGCACGCGTTGAGTCGGCAGGTAAGCGAGTGTGGACCCGAGCCGAGATCGCCAAGCTCTACAGCGACAAGCGGGAAAATCGTATCACCCAGAAAGCGTTTGATGAGTTTGAGCGCGACATCTTTGCGGCACAGAACGACGGCAGGATTGCTGCGTGATGTGCTTACACGTAATCACATTGTTTAGGAGCTAAACATGGCTTATCCCAATGCAGCTGGCAGCCCCAGCTATAGCGGTACCTTCATCCCGGAGATTTGGTCTTCCAAATTGATCGAGAAGTTCTACGACGCCACCGTGCTCGCAGCGATCTCCAACACCAACTACGAGGGCGAGATCAAAGGCCAAGGCGACAAGGTCAAGATTCGCACCATCCCCAGCCTGGAAATCAACGACTACAAGTCGGGTCAGACCCTGGTCAACCAACGCCCGGAAAGCAGCAATGTCGAGTTGCTGATCGACCAAGGCAAATACTGGTCTGCCATCGTTGACGATGTGCAGGTTGTCCAGTCCGACATCGGCCTGATGAACATGTGGGCTTCCGACGCTTCCGAGCAGATGAAGATCGCCATCGACCGTTCCGTTCTGGGTGGCATTGCTCCTGACGTGGCTGCGGCCAACAAAGGTGCTACCGCCGGTAAGGTTTCAGGTGGATACAGCCTTGGCGTCACCGGCACTCCGATCCAGTTGTCAAAGACCACCATCCTGGAATACATCGTGGACCTGGGTTCCGTGCTGGATGAGCAGAACGTACCTGAAGCTGGCCGTTTCCTCCTGTTGCCTTTCTGGGCGGTTAACCTGCTCAAGAAGTCCGACCTGAAGGACGCCTCTCTGACTGGCGACAGCACCTCTGTCATGCGCAATGGCCGCATCGGTATGATCGACCGCTTCACTGCGTACACCAGCAACAACCTGCCGCGTGTCACTGATGGCGCTAACCAGTGCTATGACATTCTGGCCGGTCACAAGAACGGACTCACGTTCGCTTCTCAGCTGGTGAAGACCGAGACCCTGCGTGCAGAGTCCACCTTCGGCAACATCATGCGCGGCTTGCAAGTCTTTGGCTACAAAGTCATCGACGGTTCCATGCTGGCTCGCGGTTATGTCTATAAGTGATAGGAGCTAACACATGGCTACGTTTACCACTGCACAAATGAAAGCCGCCGGGGTTCTCCCGGCTTCGATGGATGCTGCCAGCACGCCGGGTCCGGTGATGTTGGAGTACCTGATTGATGGCGCTAAAAAGGCCATCGCCGCTGCCGACATCGTGACGATGTACGACATCCCGACTTACGCCGGGTTTGTTGTCTCCGCCGCGTCTGTTGAGGTTCTTGTTGCGGGTACTGCCACCGGTACTTGTGACATTGGTATCGCTGGTACGGACATCACGGGCCTCACCGCCTTTGCTACCGACGCTGTCGCGGGCACCATCAAGCTGGCTACTGCGGCCAACTCGGTGCTAACCGCTGGCTCCGCTTCGTCCCTGACCCTGCAGCAGAACACCGCTGGCCTGGGCACTGCGAAGCTGCGCGTGCGTATCTTCGGCACCTACCTGGATTCGTAATCCAGCCTAGCTGAACAGGGGGCTACTTCGGTAGCCCCTTCCCTCATTCAGGAGTCAATATGTCCGATATGCTGCGCCATGTTCCTACTGGCGATCTGTACATCTTTACCGAAACCCTGGCTGCTCGCGCAGACATGGAACTGATTCCTAGCGCCCCGGTTGAAGTTGCTACGCCGGAGCCGGTCAAGCCGAAAGCCCAACGTGCCAAGGCCATCAAGATTACCCCCGCCCCGGTGTTCACCCCTCTGGTGTTCCCTAGCTCGGACGAAGAAGAATGACCAGCGCAGAACTGCTGCAGCGGGTGAGAGAGATGCTGCGCGACAACGTGCAGCCCTACCTGTTTACCGACGAGTCGATCTACTTGCACTTGACGGAAGCGCAGATCAAGTTCTGCCAAGCCACACATGTGCTGGTGGACCACACCACGTACACAGTAACAACTGAAGCCGACACAGCGGTGTACCCGCTGGACAAGCACATCCTGCGTGTCTACGGCGCTCGGGTATCTGGGGAAGCCAGCGGGCTAGTGCCTGTTGTCGCCCACCCACGCAAGCTGCTGTACTCGTCATCCAGGGGAATGCCGATCTGTTACGCGATGGACTACGGTGTACGTACGCTTGCGCTCTTGCCGGTGCCTGACGCTGCTTATGAGATCGAGTTAATGGCTGCTGTCCGACCGAGCGACGTTATCTCTGAGTCATCTGAACCGGTCATCCCGGAAGAGTACGTGCCCGAGCTGGCGTTCTACGCTTGCTCCCGACTGACGGCGCACATTGACTCCGATGCAGGCAACCCGAAAGCCGCAGCTGACTTTGACATGCGCTGGCTGACCGCACTACGAGATGCCAAGCGGGAAGTGTACAATTACCGAACTGGCGAGACGGTGGAGTTCCCGAAGACCACCTGAGCTGTTTACATGTAAGCAAGGGGTTGTATGGGCATACTAGAAGACATCGAGCGTCGCCGTAACGAAATTCGTGCCGAGATGCGCCAACCTCGGCCCGCACCAGTAGCAGCACCTGTGGTGCCTGAACCCGACTCATGGGGTAACCGCTTCACCGATGTGGGTGTGGATGCGCTCAAAGGCGCGGTTGGGTTGGGGCAGACGGCTGTAGGTATCGGTGATCTGGCCACCGGCGGGCTTGCGTCCAAAGCGCTGAACAAAGTAACCGGGTACGACCCGGAAGCCACCAAGAAGATTGCAGACGGGTGGTACTCAAACGAGCGCCAAGCTGCGAACAAAGCCGTAGCCGACGCTGAAGGGTTCATGCCCACTGTCGGCGCGATGGTGTCCAACCCGTCCACCATCTTGGGTGGCGCTGTGGAGATGGTTCCGCAGCTTGCAGGTTTGTATGGCACTGGCCGGATGGCACTTGCCAAGATCGGGGAGAAGTACGGCCCTGAAACAGCCAAGAAGCTGGCACCGTGGGTGTTCTCCGCTGGCGAAGGTTTGCAGCAGGCCGGGTCGTCTATGCAGCAGCTTTCCTCGGACCCCAACGTCGGTCTGGGCGACGCGTACCTTTCGTCTTTAGGTTCTGGCGCTACCACGGCGTTGATCGGGCGGGCTGGCGGCGCGCTGGGTGCCAAGCTCGGTTTAGGTGACGTTGATGCTGACCTGATCGCGCGGGCTGCGAGCAATGGTGGGCAGTCACTGCTGACCCGTGTGGGCAAAGGCATGGTTCAGGAAGGCTTGTTCGAGGAAATGGGCCAGTCTGCGACGGAGCAGATGTGGAGCAACCTCGCGTACAACAACCCACTCATGAGCGGCGTACCGGAAGCTGCAGCTCAGGGCGTAGTGCTTGGCGGTATGATGGGCGGCGCAATGGGCGCGTTGAACCGGCAGGGCGGAGCACCTACACCCACAACTGATCCGGCCACAGCTCCCGCGCCAGCAGCGGACCCCAATGCGTACGACATTACGCAGAACATCATCACGCCGGAAGTACACCTGCAAGACCACATCAACCAGATGCTGGGCATTGGTGCGAAGCCGCCGTCTCGGAAGGACGCCACTGAGGCATTCAAGGGGGCAATCGACCCGACAGCCATCCAGGGGCACTGGGACGCGAAGGAACAGGCGTTCGTCGCCGATGGGGTACCCAAGACTACGACCAGTGGGTTTGAGCAGTTCCTGTATGAACTCAGTGTTGATCCCGCCGCAGAAGCCGACGCCCGTCTGGCACGGAAAGCCGGTGAAGTACGCGACTCCATGTTTGGCTGGATGCAGGACGAGCAGCTGGTCAATATGCACAACATGCTACTGGAACGGGATGACCCGACCAGCACGCACCTACGCGAAGCACTTGGCCAGGAGATGCAGGCCCGTCAAGATATGTTCGAGCACGACCAGGGGGGTACTCAAACCTCAGTTCAGGAACGCACCCCGGAGTCCTTCGCTCAGGAGATCGCTGCCGGCAAGAAGCTGGAAACACCGGAGGACATCCAGTTCTACCAGAACAATGCGCCCGCTGTTGAAGACGCGCTGGCAAAAATCTCGCAGCAACCCGCCCCATCGGCAACACCTCAGGCCAAGCCCGCCAAGCCGACACCGGAGCAGCGTGCAGACGAGCAGCTGCAGGAGCGCACCGCCGCGTACGAAGAACTCACCGCCAAGACAGAGCTGATTCCCGAGAAGAAACGTGGCGTCATCGAGAGGCTCATCAACAAGAACAAGATTGCTGACGCTCGGGCATTAATGTCTAAGTACGTCGCACCGGAAGTTGCTGTGGAAGCCCCCCTGACGGACGAGCAGCGCTTGGCGAAGGGCCAGGTCAAGAAGGTCACGTTCGACGCTGAGGGCAAGGAGGTGGTAGCCTGGAATGAGCCGAGTGCCCCAGTGGTTGAGGGCGGGCCACGCGTAGGTAAGATAGTCGACCCCACAGCGCCAGCACCTGAAAGCGTTGGTAAAGTCGAGGAGTACCTTATTTCCGCTGTAGCCCCAAAAAAGTGGGACGCGGTTAAGTACTTCCACGGTGTGGCTAATGGCGGCATGACCCCAGAGCAGACCCTAGAGATGCACTCGCTGCTCATGAAGGAGCAGCTGCAACGGTCTGGCCGCGCGACGCCTAACAGGTCCGATGAACTGAAGGTGGGTAACCAACTGGCATTGTTGACCCAAGATTCTGATGAGGGGCCGTCCTCGCTTCGCGCTACCGCCAAGAAATTCGGGGTGTCTCATCAGACCGTTAAGAATTGGAACGAGAACACACTAGCATTGATTCGCCATGCGGCATCGAAGGCAGGAATCTCTGAGAAGCTCGCGCTTGAGCAACTTGGTCTGGCTAAGAACGACGCGTTGGATGTTGTGCCTATCTCAGACGCCGCTGCCGCTCAGGCAGGGTTGTCCTTCCGTAAGCGCGACGGTGTTAAGGAGATTCGTGCTGAGAGTGACGAGTTCGACCCCACCGCCGGAAATACACGTGAAGAGGTGACTGAGGGCGAGGAGGGGGACGTTACAGAAGCTGAAGCACAAGCGGCGGAGGAGCTTGGTACCACAGCGGATATTGGTGTGGATACAATGGACGTTATACATGCGGCCCAAGCGTACAACAGCTTTGCCCACCTGCACAGAAAAGATGGCGGAGAGGTACCGAACGCTGACGAGCTGTCCACTGATGAATCTGCCGCAGTAGTTGCCGCATACACCTCGTGGGACGGGAAGTCGTTAACATGGCTGCACAATCAATTTGAGGGGGTCGTAAATGCCGGTTACACCGAAGTTTCTGAACGTAGCGACGAGGCTGGAGAAGATGGACCCAGCGGCGGCGGACGCAGTGGCAGCAGACAAGCCGAAGCTGAAAGCGTGGCTGGAAGCGAGCCGACTTGGACCGCAAGCAACCCGACAACAAGCGCTGTTGTCAAAACAAAAAAGCGGCGGGTCGTCGCCCGCCCCGAAGGCACCGCCGACACACCGAGTGTCGCTGACAGCGGACGAGCTGGAGAAGCTGCTGGGAACGATGCAGGGGTCAACGGAGCCGAAGGATCGCAAGTTCGTGGAGGAAATGACTCCGGTGCTGTCCAAACTGCGGATGGAAGAAATGCAGACAATGCGGTAACCAAGCGCTCCGTCGCCCCCACCACCCGGGGTCAACCTGCCGCGCAGCTCGAAGCCAAGCTCAAGGGTTTCTTCAACAGCCCGTACTTCTTCAACCGGGCGGTGACGGTGGTGCAGGACGAGAACGACGCCAACCTACCGGCAGGTGAGCGCAAGGTGCTGTCCGAGACTCCGGGCAAGGTGCAAGGGTTCTTCTACCCGGAGACCAACAAGGTCTACATGATCGCCAGCAACATCCCGGAAGGTCGGGAGCTGTCGGTACTACTGCACGAAGTCGGTGTCCACATGGGCATGAAGAATCTGCTCGGCCAGAATATGTACGACCGCCTGATCAAGCAGCTGGAGATGTGGGAGATCGACGCGATGAGCGGAGACACCACCACTGAGGCCAAGTTGATCTCCAAGGCCCGCGAGCGGGTAGAAAAAGCCAAGGCCAAGGTTGCCGAGATGGGCGAGAAGCCCATGTCCCGTGAGACCGAGAGCGAGGAACTGCTGGCGTACTTCGTCGAAGAAGCCGTGGCGATGGGTATTGACCCCACCGCAGTCAAAGGCGGCGGCACGCTGCAGCAATGGTTCCGATCTTTGTGGGCTGCAGTCAAGGTCGCCATCCGCAAGCTCGGCATGACCCCCGAGAAGATGAAAGCCCAGCACGTTGTCGATCTGGCCTATGGCGCAGCCCGGATGGAGCTGAACGCCGCATGGCACGGCACCGCTGCCCGCTTCCGCAAGTTCGACCACGACTACATGGGGTCCGGTGAGGGCGCGCAGGCATACGGCTGGGGTACTTACTTGGCTCAGCGCGTGGGCATTGGTCGTGAGTACTGGGAACAGGACGTGCGGCGTAAAGCAGCGGATACCTACGACGGAACGCCCATCGCCAAGGACGACGACACCCCCAGAGGGAAGGCTATCCGCGAACTAAAGCGCGCGTACGACTGGGCCACCCAGACGGTAGGAAACCCAGTAAAGACGCTGGATGCGTATACGAAACGTGATCTGATGCGCGAATTTGGCTACGCTGAGAGCGATCCAGTTTTCACTGAGTTCATGGCACTGGACCCCGCCAAGATTGGTAAAAAACAAAAGCCAGAGGGCGCGCTAATGCGCGTCGATACGTCGATCCAGGATGACGAGCTGCTGGACTGGGACGCCAGGTTTGACCAGCAACCACAAGCGGTGCGAGACGCGCTAAACGCTGCCAACGATTCAGGTTCTATGGATGTAACCGTCGATGGAAACACCGGCAAGGGCATCTACAGAGACCTTGTGGACAACATGAAGTACAACAACATGGGTACGGACGGCAAGAAAGCCGCCAGCGAGTACCTCGACTCCATCGGGGTCAAGGGTATCAAGTTCCTGGATGCGAACAGCCGAGGCAACCTCAGAGCCACAACAAGCTACCCCGGCAACTTTGCGCTGCTCGACGCCATTCGCGCGGACGAGTACCTAGGTTTTGACCATATGTCCGAGGTTATGGACGCGCTTCGTTCAGATGGCATAGATGCGATGCGCCGCAACTACGAACTGTCGCCAGAACTGGATAAGCAGTTCGTTGCGTACCTTAACTGGTACAACGCTCCAGCGGACCAAACTCGCAACATCGTCGTATTCAACGATGAGAACATCCAGCGCATCTTCACCGAAGCCGGGGCGAAACCCGAGAGCCGGTTGTTCTCCATCGCTGCCGAGGACCACATCGCCAAGGTGATGGGTAAGACGGGGGTGTCCATGTACGCGGACCTCAAGTCGGTGCTTAAACAGGCGGCTGGCAACGTGAAGTTCCTGCACACCTTGGTGAAGGACGTGTCCAAAACCCTGACCTCAGCACCGAAGTGGTTGGAAGCGATCAACGGGGCGCAGATGCGCCGCACCGAACTGGAGAAGAAGGCCGAGGTGGTCGCCACCCAGGCCCGCGAGCTGAGCAGCGCCGAGCTGAAAGACGTCAACAAGTTCATCGGCGACTCGACGTTCCAGGGCAAGTGGGGCTATGACCCGAAGTTCAAGGGGCGGACGGTGACGGTCGACCCAGCGATGGCGCGTGAGTTCAACAAGCTGAACCCGAAGCAGCAGGCCATCGTCAAGCAGGTGTTCGCACACGGCGAGGAGATGAACACCCTGAAGCGGGAGATCGCCAAGAAGTTTGGCGTGAGCAGTGAGTTCTTCGGACTGGGTAAACTGGTGGGGCCGTATGCTCCATTGAAGCGTTTTGGTAGCCACGTCGGCTTGCTGAAATCTGCCAAGGTGCTGGCTGCTGAAGCTGCACTGGAGAAGAACAAGACCAAGGCCAACCAGGATGCGGTCGATGCTCTGAAGTCCAACCCGGCTGAGTTCATGGTGTCTTACTTCGACACGGCGGGGCAGGCTCGCAACTTCGTCCGTGCCAATGCGGCTAACTATGCTTCGGCAGAGAACTTCGTCAGCGCAGACCGTGAGCAGGATGGACGTGCGCCGAACTACACCGTGCTGGAGAAGGTGATGGGTGCGCTGGGTGCCGACAAGAACCTGGACCCGGCAGCGAAGAAGGCATTCGAGAAGATGATCACCGACATGTACTTCCAGTCACTGGATGAGAACAACGCCCGCCTGACCGGCATCAAGCGTCTAAACCGTGCGGGCTACGATCAGGACATGATCCGGTCGTTCCTGAGTCAGTCGAAGGCTGAGGCATCGTTCGTTGCCAACATGGAGTTCGGTGCCGCTACCAACAAAGCCTACAGTGAGATGCACGACCAGGCCAGGGCTACCCGCGACACGGAGTCGATGAACCTGATCACAGCGCACTACACCGACATGCTGACCCGTGTGGATACCCCGATTCAGGACCGCCTCGCTGCGGCCACAACGGTCTGGCTGCTTACCACCAGCCTGGGCTACCACGTGGCCAACGCCACGCAGACATTCATGGTGGCCCTGCCTAAACTGGCTGCACAATTCGGCTACACCCCGTCTATGGGTGCCCTCATCAACGGCTACAAAGTGGCCTATGGCGTGGTGTCCTTCGATCCGAAGCGCCTGCAAGTCGGGATTGACCTCAGCAAGGTGCCGAAGGGGTTGCGGGAAGCGCTGGAGCGTGCCCAGTTGATGGGTGTGCTCGATGTGGGTATGGAGGAGGACTTGTCCAGCTTCAGCCGGTTCCGTACGGGGTACAAGCTGATTGACGGTGCGTCTGGGGTAGTGGCCGCAGTTGTCCACAAGCTGTATCAGATAGCGCGTCTGGTGGAGGCATACAACCGGGTATCCACGGTGACCGCAGCGTACAACCTGGCGGTTGCTGCAAAAATGAAAGACCCCGCAGGCTATGCAGTGGAGATGGTCACCGACACGCAGGGTAACTTTGGCCGAAACGCTGCGCCGTTGCTGCTCAAGAAGCTACCGAAGGTGACCGGCCAGTACCGTAAGTACCAGATGCTGATGGCGGGTATCTACGCCAAGGCGTTCGGTCAGGCGTTCATGAATGATGACGCCAACACCAAGGCGCTAGGACGGAAGACCCTCGGGTTCATGCTGTTCCACGCCTCCATGGCTGCTGGCGCACTGGGCCTGCCGCTGATGAACCTGGCGGCAATGGCGTTCGCCTTCATGGGTGGCGACGATGACGAGCCTGCAGACCTGGAACGCTGGATGCGTGAACAGCTTGGTGGTGGCGCTGCGGCTGACCTGATCCTGAAGGGGCCCTTCTCCATGCTTGGGCTGGATGCGTCCGCCAAGCTGGGGCAGCAGAACATCATCTCCATCGCGCCGTACACCGACTTCGAGCTTGACAGTGCTGCGGGGTTGTTCAAGACCGCAGGCGGCATCGCCCTCGGCCCAACGGGTGCTGTAGCAGGCAAGATGGCGGATGCGGTGGGGTTGGCCAGAGATGGAGAGCCGTACAAGGCTGTGGAGAAGGCCATGCCGAAGGGTGTGAGCGACGTGATGTCCACGTTCCGAATGGCCAACGAGGGGTACTCCATGCGCAACGGTGACGTGATTGCTGGGCCGGAAGAGTTCGGTGCCTCGCTGGCGTTCGCCGCTGTTGGGCTACCCGCCTATGATGTCAAGCGGATACAGTGGACCCGTGGCCAGCAGTACGAGATCGAGACGTTTTACAAGAACCGTACCAGCGACATCCAGCGTAGCTACGCACGAGCTGCCAAGGCAGGTGACCGCGAAGAGATGCAGACCCTGCGTGAAGAGTGGGTGAGCATGCAGAACGGGAAGGACAATGTCAGACCCTTCTTTGGCGATAACCGCGACGCGATCAAGAAACAGCCGCTGTCCAACCTGCTCAAGTACCCGCAGACCCAGAGCAAGCGGGAGGCAGGGTACGCAGCATCTATGAGTGGTGTCCTTGATTCTGAAGACGACATGCTAGAATGACCACGTACCCTCTCCCTCCAGCCTAGCTGGGACTTCAGACCGACCTAGCGTCGGTCTTTTTTTGTGCTCCTACGAATAGCACCAATCTTCTTACACCACAGCTCCATCGCTGCGATGCGCTCGGGCCAGTAGTCCGCCCGGTTGTACACCGCCATTACTCCGGGCATCTTGTGGTTCAGCAGTTTCTCAATGACGTGCGGGGCGACGCCCATATCAGATAGCCGGGTGGCGAAAGTGCGACGTAAGTCGTGTGGGGTGTAAGTCAGCTCGTTCTTGCCGCAGGCCGCTGCGATGTGGTTGTGGCGAGATGGGCGCGGGGCGTCGCCGAGCAGTTTAAGTACCGCACGAATGGGCCGCAGCAGGGGTACGCGGTACGGTGATGTCTTGCCCTCGCCTACCAGAGCACCGTCCTCCACTCGACCGAACGACAGCACCTCGCTGATGCGCTGACCCGTCAGCAGCGCCAGGTAGAGCATGACCCACGTGGTGCGCCCCAGCTCCGGGCCTTCGGTCAACTTGAACCTGATGAGATGCAGCAGCTGCTCGATCTCGTCCCACGTCAGAGTGCGTGCGCGTGGTGTCTCTTTGCCGCCTACAGACCTGCGGCTCAGCAGTGACGCCGGGTTCTCGTTTATCCAGCCACGCTCGACGCACCATGTGAAGAAGTACTTGGTGGTAGTCAGGGTTCGGTTGGCTGCAACGCGGGAGCCGCGTGCCACGATCTTCTGCAACATCATGGAGACGTCCTGTCGGGTAACGTCAGGCAGCGGGGTGGAGCCAAATGCTGGAAGTACGTCGCGGGTGAAGTAGCTCCACGGCGTCTCTGGCTTCTTGTTGTCGCGTTGAAGTACAGCAGTGTGGAACTCATGTGCCGCTTCTGAAACGGTGGGTGGTGCCGCGATGTTCTCTCGGAGGCGTTGCGCCTCGATGCGGGCTTTCTGGAGCGTGATGGTGGGGTAGCTGCCAAGCGACGTCCACTTGGCTTTGCCGTCGACGCGGGTGCGGTAGACGAATGTCTTGTTGCCGGTTGGGTGAATCCGCAGGTAGAGTCCGCCACCATCGGCGATGAACTGGTGTTTGGTCTGCGGCTTGACGGTCTTGATGAATCGGTCTGAGAGCATTACCTCATTGTATCGTGTGACCGAATTCTGTGACCACTGCTTTGCGACTACGAGTTATTTTGTGATACTACGTGATACCAAAAGCGACACTAAGTTATTGAATCAAAACGAACCGCCCCCGGCCCGTAAAGGCCGAGGTTTGTACGGTAAACAGGTAGCTAGCCGCCACAGCAGCGGCTTCATGGAGTTGCTGTGACCATCCGTGTGACCCTGACTCGCGCCGTTAGCGTTTACGTTGGTCACCTGCATGGCAAACAGGTGCTACCCCGCTACCGCAGCGGCTTCGTCGGTAGGCTGTGACACTTCCTGTGACATCTCGGGGCGAAGTGTTACCACTTTTCCCTTCGGCTCGACGCCAGTCAGAACGTGGATGCTACCCGACACGAGGTCGTAGTTCATCTCGAACGTCATGGCCTGACCCGTGTGCTGCGTCGTGCCCTTGCCGATGTACTGCCGCTCTTCCCGCAACAGGTAGCCGCCCTTCATCAGCAGGCTCTTGAACGTGGCACGTGGGACGTTGTACTCCGCGCACCATGCGGTGATCGCATCCGACCTGACCATCATGCGTCGGTCCTTCAGAGCAACCCTGGCACGAGCGGGTCCGCGCAGTGGCTCCATCAGACCTTCCATCTCGCTCTCCTTCACCCGTCCAGCGCCGGTCTGGGGGTAGTAGTTGGTGACGATGGTGTTGCCGTGCAGCCAGGACAAGAACAGGGACACATGGTCGTCGGCCAGCGCAGTACGCTCAACGAAGTTGCGACGCAGTTCCTTCAGGTGGCCAACTGCCCACTTGGTCATGTTGGTCACGTCCCATTTGATCAGGCCAAGTTTGCTGGCGATCTGGGCAGCGACCGCTGCGAAGGCGATGGTGTCGATGTAGTACCGCTCGCGGGAGTCGGCCTGTGCGTTCTTGCCCAGTGCGGTACGCGCCTTGAGTAGTCTGGCCACAACCGCCTCATGGTTGGTGGCAACGTAGGGCAGGTAGACCTGAGCCGCAACGCCGTGGTGGTTGAACAGCTCGTGCTCCAACAGGCTCTTCATGTCGGTGTCGGCAAAGATCGGGTCAACCACCGCTCGGGTCAGAGCGATCTCAAAGCAACGTGCCTCAACAGCGTCCGACACCGACTGCTTCTCGCCTGTGTGGATGACATCGGTGATGTTGTTGTTCGAGGTGATGAACTTGATGCCCTTGAACGGCTTGACCGTATCGGCGAACTTGCCATTGCTGGACATGCGCTGCTTGCCCCGACCGTTGCTCAACGAGTACAGCAGGGAGATGATGTCGGTGACATCACGCTCGGTCATCTCGTCCATCAGCATCGGCACGCTGTTATACAGACTGGCCAGACCCAGCAGTCCCTGCAGCGTAGAACCGCCTGACGCTGTTGCATCTTGCAACGCATGGTCAGGGTGGCAGTAGATCGTGGCTGCGGCTTTGCAGATGGATGACTTGCCGATACCACCGTCGCCTGTGATGGCGATGGGGATGCCACTGTAGTTGGACAGGTTGGCCATCTCGACCAGGGGGGAGGCGAACGCGGCGGCAATGGCGAACTGGAACGGTTCACCGCCAGGGCGGTTATAGGCTTTGTCGATCAGTTCAACCCATGTCTCCAGACTTCCGACCGGGGTGCCGTCGAACTTGCGGTTCGCGTTGTCCACGTTCTCAGTGACCAGTACCGGCTCCAGCTCGCCATTGGGCAGGAACGCTGTGGTCCCAACGATGAAGCGACCGCCATCCCAACCGAACCGGTCGTACTCCAGGGTCTGATGGTTCATATCACGCAGACTGTGCAGGTAGTCCACCATGTATTCCGTCACGTGCTTTACTCCTATTGTGAAGATTTCATATTGGCCGAGAAACTTGGCCAGCCCACGCGGGTCCGGGATCAGCGATTGCGGCAGATCAAACTCGCGCCAGTAATGGCTCGATACGCTCATCTTGACGCGCAGGTACCAGATGCCGTCCTCGCGGCGGATGCGGCTGATGGGGTAGAACAAGGTACGGCTGAAGGGGACGCTCTCGACGATGCCGTCGTCGCCCGGGACTTCGCGCACCAAGTTGCGTCCGTTCCACCGGTACCCCCGTGGGCCGTAAGGCAGTGGGTCTTCCTCTGATACCGACGCTTTCGTTTCCACCTGACCCAGTTGAATGGGGGACTTGACGCTGCGAGTGCAATTCGCACAACGCTCAGGGAAGCTACGCTTGAACGAGTCACAGGTAGTCGGCCCGGTACTCCAGCTTTCTATCTTGAAGTCCGTCTCCTCACGGTTGTAACTCTCCGCACCTTTGCTCCATTCATGGACTACGTTGGGTCCATCTATGGCGTGCTTGATAACACCCAGGCACTTGAACCACGACTCGTAGCCGATATCCCCACGGTTGCTGCGCATGTAGTCGACCTGGGCACAGCGGTCAGCCACCAGGTTGGCGTCCGCCGGGGGGTACTCGATAGCCGCTCCGGCCAGTGTGTTCTCCAGTGCGCCAAAGACACTATCAACCTTGGGTACCCTGGTGCTGGCACCATTGGCTGCGAGGAAGTGGATGAACTTGCTGCGCAGCTCGCCATAACCGATGGGCTTGGACTCACGCAGAACCCGCACGATCTTGCCACCGCTGCCTACGGTCCCGACCGGGCGAAGGATACTGGCGGCGTCCGCCGAACGATGGGTATCGATCCGCAAGCCTGCGATGGCCAGTGCGCTGTTCTTCAGGGTGGCGATCTCCAGCCACTCCTGCTTGGTCACTGTCGAGTCAAACACCCAGTACAGGTGCAGCCCTTTCCCAGACGACACGATCATTGGGGACGGGATACCTACGACCTTACATACATTGGAGACTGCAGCAACCGCTTCGGCAGCGGTCGGATAGGACGGGACATTCTCTTTGGCTACATCGATGTCTTCCCACAGTGACTTCATGTGAGAAACATTCTCATTACCACCACGGGTCTCGTAGCTGAAACCATTCTTGGCAGTCTTGCGGATTACTTCGACGTGGCCAGCGCACGCGTGGTAGATGGTCTTGCCCTGCTCGGAGAACTGCTGCGCCGCAGCTGCCATCACGTTGAGGTCGGTGTACGACTTGTGAGCCATCCCCCCTTTGGGTAGCGGGAACGCGAGGAACTTGACTCCCTCAGCAGGCAATATTGTTCTTAGAAATTCTAGTGTGTTCATGAGCACCCCTGCATCGGAACGACTAGCTTACCCGTAAACAGGTTCGCTGTTAAGTAATGTATCGCTCCATTATTGATTTGATGACAGCCACTCGCGCTGGCAAATTACCCCGCTCAGTGTGCCTATCCAGGGGCAGTTCCCCGGCCTCCATCGCCCGCTGCAGCATATCCAGCCGGCGCATCACCCCATCACGCAGATGGATATTTGGCTCACGCTCTCCTGCGTCCCAGCGCTTCAACGTCGGGTAGCTCGCCCCAAGAACGGGCGACATCTCCTGCCGGGTCAACCCCGCTCGCTTAATCAGTTCCCACATGGATTTCTCCTAAAGAAAACCCGGTTACGGTTCCGGGGATGCCGAATCCCGGAGGAATGACCTCCTCCTTCGCACATCCGGTTTCAGGGGTGCTCGGTTAGTCGTCCAGGCCCATCGCTGCGATCTCGGCAGCGAGGTCGTCGTCTTCATCCACTACGACAGCGGCGGGGGCTTCGACCTTGACTTCGGCTTTTGGCTTGGTCTCGGCGGCGGCTACGACACCGGCCAGGGCTGAGGCTTTCGGCTTGGCTGCGGCCTTGGGCTTCTCGGCGACCGGCGCGGGTGCCGGGGTGGGGGCGGGCAGGGCGGCTTGCTCAAACTGCTCAGGTGCTTCGACCGGTGCTGCAGCTCCAGCTTTCACACCGATGATCTGGGCGACGAGGTCGCTGTCCATCATCTCCTTGATCTCCATGCGGGTCTCGATATCGTCAGGGGCCAGTAGCACCACTCGTTTGAATGTCAGCTGCGGGTGGCTTACGTTGTAGTCGAATCCGATCTTGGTGACACACTCTTGAATGTGATACCCGTGGCGTCTTGTATCCTCGCCGTACTCGGCCAGTGCTTTCAGAGATGTGGCAGGAACACGCAGCATCATAGGTTCGATTGGGCTTGACGGTGCGGCGACAGCGATACGCAGAGAGTCCGAACAGGCTCGGACCTTCTTGCCCGACTCAGTGATCTTGCTGCCCCATTCATTCTGTGGGCACGTCGCGCACTTCTTAGCTTGCGGCTGGGCGGCATCCGCCTCGGGACCAACGCCATTGTTGGAGTAACAAGCGGGCTTGGCATCGCTGCCTTCAACCCAACCAGAACTGTAGTACACCTTGGACTTTACCGGATTGGCCGCTAGGATGATTACCTCGATGCTGCCTGCTGGATCATCTTCACCGGGCTTGGTCACCACGGTGCGCTCATCACCACGGACGATGGTAAACACCTTTGACTTGAGGCTGATACTGGGGAAGCCGGTGCTGGCAACCGCAGCGAACATATTAGTGACTGCGCCGAAGATTGAGGACGCGGCGGAGACAGGGGCTTTGGTAGATTCAAACGGGATCAGTTTCATTTTGGGTCTCTCTTGATGTTTGGATATTAGTTGGAACGACGAATGTTGACTACCCGCTCGACACGCCAGTTAACACCGGGTGGTAGCTCGCCATCATTTGCTGCACGGTACTGCTCGACTGCGGTCTTGTTGACGCGGCGCTCAAGGAACTGCCACATCTCTTCTTGCTGGATGAACGGGAACAAGTCTTCCCAGCTGGCCACCGTGGCGCTGGTGCGCTCGGTCTGGTACGCCGTACCCATCTCGGTGCGGCAGGACTCAACCCCAGTCTCCTGGAACTGCTTGAGCAGGTGGCCCTCGATCTTGGCCATCAGCTTGTCAAGGTCTGCTGTCTTGGCGGCGTACTCCGCTTTGATCGCATCCTTACGGTCACGTGCTTTGATGTAAGCACCTACCATGTCATCAAGTTTCATGTGTACTCTCCTTGGTTTTGTGAAGAAACTCGGTAATGTCCGCGTCATCCCATACAGGTCGGCGCGGGGCTAGATAGAACGGTTTGGGAAAATCATCCCGCGTGGAAGCCCATCTCCACACAGTCTGCTTGTTCACCAGAAGCCGCTCCGCAACATCATTCACGCGAAGTATTTTCATGTAAACAGTTTAACAGTTGTAAACAAGTTAGCAACCCCTTTCTCAAGTTTTGTCGCTTTCTCGGATCATCTGGAGCAGCGCACCCTGCATCTTCTGCTTGGTACGAAGCCGTTCGTAGTACTTTCGTTCTATCTCCGTTCCTTCAATCATCACGATGAACTGGTTGTTCTTCTGCGAGGGGCGGGTGATCCGGCCATTCGCCTGGGTGAACGTGTCGTTGCTGGTCACCGGGGCGTACCACACGATTGTGGATGCCGCCGTCAGGGTCAGGCCATGACTCATTGCAGCAGGCTGGGCCACTAGCACCCGCAGCTCGCTGCCCTTCTGGAACGCTGTGAAGATGCGGTCCCGCTCGTTCTTGCTGACGCCACCATGGATGACCTCGGCAGTAATCTTGCGGTCGGTTAGGTACTTGGCCAGATGGTTGACTACAGACACGAACGGAGCGAACACAATGACCTTGGTGCCCGCCTGTTCCACCACCTCCATCACGGCCTCCATCCTCGGCGTTGCATCAATAATCACCTCATTACCATCGGCGTCGTAGGCAACACCGCAGCAAATCTGGATCAGCTTCTGCGCCTTAACCGCCTCGTTCACCGCCAGGATTTCTCCAGAGTCGGCCTCCGTCTTCAGCTTGTTGAGCATCTCCTTGTAGGCTTTGCGCTGCTTGGCCGTCAGCT